TTTGAAGCTGATCATCCCGAAGGAACTCCAGTTCACGGCTGACCGCATCATGAAGTCCACCCTGCGTGTTGCAACTGCAGACAACGACATCAACGCGATCAAGAACATGGGCATGATTCCCCAGGGTTACACCGTTAACCACTTCCTGACCGACCCGGACGCTTGGTTCATCAAGACCGACGCTCCTAACGGCATGAAGATGTTCCAGCGTGTGGCGATCAAGACTGGTTTTGAAGGCGACTTCGACACCGGCAACGTTCGTTACAAGGCTCGTGAGCGTTACAGCTTTGGATTCTCGGATCCGCGCGGCATTTTCGGTTCTCCCGGAACGCCGTAATGTAGGAAAAACAGGGGGTTGCAAGGCCCCCTGTTTGCTTTAAAATCATTTGGACTAGGATTTTTACCTGTACTAACTGACCTAGCAGACTTTGTAGAGATAGTACGGGGAGTGCTACAACACGAAAGGAGCCTTAAATGGCCGTTCATTTTACAGGTCCAGTTTTATACACTGGCAAAAACTCTCCCGGCGCTTGGTGGACTAATCAACCCGTCGGAAACAATACTGACTACGTTACCTACATGGACGATTTCACAGGGGTTGCCCTTGATACGACCAATGATTGGACGGTAGTTAAAGATACTGGTGCCACTGTTGCAATTGGTGCAGACACGCTTAATGGCGTTGTTCTGATCACATCTGCTGCTACGACTGACAATGACGGTGGTTCAATTCAGGGCAATGAAATTTTTAAGGTTCAGTCAGATAAAAGCATTTGGTTTGAAACCAAACTAAAGTGTAATGATGCTGACCAGACCGACATTTGTGTTGGCCTGACAGTGAATTTTGCTACCAATCCTGAGAATATGTTGACTGCTGCAGATCGTATTGTTTTTCAGGTGGACGACGGCAATGCTTCTATTCTTTGCAAAACAGAGAAAAACGGCACCGAAACCTCGACTGATTCCGATATTGACCTAGCAGATGACACCTATGTTACCCTTGGTTTTTGGGCAAACAGCACGGGTGAAGTTCAGTTTTTTGTTAACCGCAATCTGGTCGCTACTCATACGACCAACATCGTGGACGACGAAGAACTTACCGTAGCTGCAATGTCTTTGAGTGGAAGCGCCACTGGTACTCGGGAAACAACTATCGATTATCTGTTCTGCGCCGCTGACCGTTAATAGGAGGCTGCTATGAGTTCAAGCAACCTAAGCGCGGTTACTAAAACCTCAGACGATGATGCCATTGCTGGTAGAACACGTGTAATAGGTATTTATTACACGTGTAACAACACTGCCTCTTCTTTTTCTCTGAAAAATGGAAGCACCTCTGCTGGAACAGCTTTGGTGACAATTAATACCCCAGGAGCTGCTGGAGCATATGATCTTATTATTCCAGATATGGGTATTTTGTTTGACTCTGGGGTTTTCATTGATTTTAATGATGCAAACGTCACTAGCGTCACTTTAATTTTTTACGGCGGGGCGGCTGCATAATGGCTAAGTCCAATGGAATGGGGATTAAAACTTCAGTCAAGTCGGGCAACTTTCGCCCGACGAAGGCTGGAGCAGGCATGACGAAAAAAGGCGTTGCCGCTTATCGTCGGGCTAATCCTGGTTCCAAACTTCAAACTGCAGTTACGGAGGACAGCCCGTCACCCGCGCGTGCGAAGCGACGCAAGTCGTTTTGCGCTCGTTCTGCGGGTCAAATGAAGAAATTTCCTGAGGCTGCCAAAGATCCAAATAGTCGAATTCGACAAGCACGTAGACGATGGAAGTGTTAGACATGAGCGTCGAACGAGAACTTGCAACTCATTCTGTGGAAATTCGTCACATCCAAGACGATATGGATAAGATGATGAAGGACATGGAAGAGATTAAAAAGTCTTTGGCCGATATCAATAAAACTCTGTCAGAGGCGAAAGGCGGCTGGAAAACCCTGATGTGGGTGGCCGGAGCATCGAGTGCGGTGACTGGTTTTTTTATCGGTTTGTATACCTTTTTCAGCGGGAGATAGCTTTATGGCAACTAAGCCGGGCCTTTATGCAAATATCTGGGCCAAAAGAAAAAGAATTGCTGCTGGTTCTGGGGAAAAAATGCGTAAGGCAGGGAGCAAAGGTGCTCCTACTGCAAAAGCTTTTAGACAATCTGCCAAAACGGCAAGAAAGGGTAAGAAATGAAAAAGAAGGCAATGGGTGGAATGATGGACAAAGAAGGCCGGGCATTAAAGCGTAAGACCGCTGATGCTAAAGGTCGTGCTATGAAAGCAATGAAAGCTCCCGCCATGCCCATGGGCATGAAAAAGGGCGGTTATGCCAAGAAAATGAAGAAAGGAAAATAATCATGGCCGGTAAAGGAATGGGTTGTGCCACCCGTGGTGGTGGGGCAGTTGAATCTGGTCCCAAAAATAAAATGATTTCTACCCCCAGCAAAAAGACTACTCCCCTGATGATGTCTAAAGGCGGCGCTATAAACCAGCATAAGCGTATGGCCATGGGCATGATGGGTGGTGGAATGGTTAAGGGTTATAAAAAAGGCGGAATGTGCTAAATGACCACTTCTGGTACCACAACATTTAATCTTTCAATCGACGAGCTAGTTGAAGAAGCATTTGAAAGATGCGGCATGGAGATGACTACTGGTCATCACCTTAAAACCGCTCGTCGGTCGCTTAATCTGATGTTTTTGGATTGGGCCAATCGAGGATTAAATTTGTGGACCATTGAAGAGGCATATCACACATTTACCGTAGATACGCAGTCCATTACTTTGCCTACGGACACTGTTCAAGTTCTAACGGCTGTAATACGTGACTTCACGCAAAGTCCGTACGTGGACATTACGATAGATCCGATAACCAGGGCGGAGTATTTGGACGTGCCGGATAAACAAACTTTGGCTCGACCTGCTCAATATTATGTGCAACGCACAAATACGCCAGAAGTGTTTTTCTATCCGAAGGCGCCCGGTAATAGCAATTACCAGTTCCGTTACTATCGTATCCGCCGAATTCAAGATGCCGGAGATTACACCAACACAACGGACGTAAACTTTCGTTTTCTCCCTTGTTTGGTTGCGGGACTTGCTTACTACCTTTCCTTAAAATTTAAGCCAGATCGAACTGCCGCATTAAAGGCTATTTACGAAGAAGAGTGGGCTCGTGCCGCAGCAGAGGATCGCGAGACCGCTCGTATAAGCTTCGTACCTCAATTGGAGGGGTGATGTGGCCTTTGCACAAGGAAAGTACTCTTACGGCCTATGCGATTACTGCGGACAACGTTATCCCTATAACGTCCTGCAAAAAAACTGGCAGGGATTCAAAGTCTGCCCAGAAGACTACGAGCCAAAAGAACCCCAGCTTGAACCACTTAAGTTCAAAGGGGACGCTATTGCTTTATATGAACCTCGCCCAGATCGGGTGGAACCAGTTACTGTATATGTGGGTTCACCTGGCGACTCAGCCTTTCAAAGCCTTGGAAGCGCTAATGGAGGAACAAATATGCAACCATACCCAGAACAGGGAGATATCCTTGGGGTGGGCGGCATTGGAACCGTTACGGTGGTCACATCATGACTTACGATGAATTAGTAACAAATATCCGTAATTACACTGAGGTAGACGCAAATGTGTTTACTAATTCAGTTATTAATACTTTCATCTTGATGACGGAGAACAGGATTCTTCGTGATATTGACTTAGATGTATTTAAACTTGAAGTTCAAGGAAACGTAACTTCGGGCAATAAGTTTCTTACAGCTCCAAACGATATTTTGACCCACCGATACATGATGCTGACATCTGCCGGTGGGGAACAGATTTTTTTAGAGTTTAGAGACACTTCGTTCATGAAAGAATATTGGCCTGATGGAACGGAGACAGGTGTACCTAAATATTATTCGGTGTGGGACCAAAATACGTTTTACATAGCCCCAACACCTTCTTCCTCTTATTCGGTAGAGCTTGGTTATATTTATAAACCGGCTCAGTTGTCGTCTACTAACCCAACAACCTGGGTCAGTATTAATGCCCCCGAAGCATTGCTTTATGGTTGTCTTGTCCAGGCCTACAGCTATACAAAGGGGCCTCCAGACATGATTTCTTACTTTAATAATTCGTACAAAGAAGCAATTCAAGGTCTTGGAATCGAGCAACAAGGCCGTCGTCGTCGTGACGAATATCGTGATGGTATGGCTCGCATTTACTTGAAATCAGAAAGTCCAGGTCCATGACCCATGTCCCAAATCTTGAGGGAAAACGTATTGCAATAGTGGCCATGGGCAAGTCCCATGGCCAGTTCATATTGGCAAAAACCCATTCGACCCATTTTGACGAGGTCTGGGCGATTAATTCCATGGCGGGAGTCATTTTCCATGACCGGGTTTTTATGATGGATCCGGCCAGTCGGTTTTTGGATTCCGATGACGCGGGCACCCAGACGGGCATCATGGCCAAGGTCCTGAAGGAGCATAAGGGCCCGATTTATACCTGTGAACTAGATGAACGCTGCCCGGGGCTAGTTGAGTTTCCCCTGGAAGACGTTATGAATGCATGCCAGACGGGGTACTTCAATAATACGGTGGCCTATGCCATCGGTTTTGCGATTGCAGCAAAAGTGGCGGAAATCCACCTTTATGGGATTGATTTTTCGTATAAAGGGTATGTTCATTTTGCCGAAGCAGGACGGGCCAACTGCGAATTCCTGCTTTCTATCGCTATTTCCCGTGGCATAAGGGTTGGAATTGCCCAGGAATCGTCTCTTTTGGACACCAACGAGCCCGTTCAAAGCAAACTTTACGGATATCATCGCCTAGCCGAACCCCTTGTGGTAGGGCTGGAAAACGGGCGATTTGTGGCTAAAAAGTATTCCGAGGTCAAAGATACCCTTGCGCCGACGGATCCAATGCTGCCCCCAGAGGCCCTGAGGACCTAACATGTTTGAAATCAAGATGGGAAAAATGGCTGACCCAATGGTTAAAACCAGTGACTTTGGGGGCCTTTCATGCGAAGATTTGGCTGAACTTTGTGCAGATAAGATCATTGGCGTGGCCGATTCCGCTCCCCCGGCTATTCGCGAACAGGCGAAATTCTTCCGCGAGCGCGTTCAAAAAGTCCTTTTTGAATATTTAAAAAAAGCAAAGCAGGCCGAAAGGGCTACTTGCATCCAGATTTGTGTTCAAGGCGGGGAACAAGACGCCGCCAATCTTTTAAGGAGAGTCTAAATGGCTTTTACCACAACCGTAATGCCCACCTCTTTCAAGGTAGAAATTTTGAAGGGTGTGCATAATTTTTCAACTGGATCCGGCCAAACATTTAAGCTGGCGCTGTATAACAACAGTGCTTCATTTACGGCTGCAACTACCGCATATACGACCACCAACGAAGTAGCCGCTTCGGGCTCGTACGCGGCAGGCGGCGGCACGCTGACTAAGGTCACGCCGATTTCTTCTGGAACAACGGCTTTTACGGATTTTGCTGACTTGTCGTTCACTACGGCAACAATTACCGCTTACGGTGCCATGATTTATAACGACACCGCAACGGGCAACCCAGCTGTGGCAATTCTGAACTTTGGTGGTGCTAAGACCTCGACATCAGGTACTTTCACCATCGTGTTCCCGGCTGCTACGGCAACGGGCGCAATTATTCGTATAGCTTAAGGGAATGACTAGGTGCCGGATCCAAACTACTCCGGTTGGGGTGGTGGCCCTTGGGGCGAGACCCCCTGGGGCCAGGACGTCACTTATGTCCCGTTAGGTGGGTGGGGCTATGCAGGCTGGGGTGAAAGTCCGTGGGGCCAAGGTAGCGCAGGTGTTCAAGCAACCGGCGCTATCGGAACTGTCACGATCCAAACCCAGAAGAATGAATCCGTTAACGTTAATGGTGTCCAGGGAACAGGATTCATCGGTCAAACCGATGAAACAGGAACGGCCGTTGTTTCCGTTGTCGGCGTCCAGGGAACAGGGTTCATTGGCAATGTCGCTATCAGCGGGCAAGCCGTCGTACCTGTCACTGGTGTACAGGGTATTGGATTCGTCGGCCAGGTTACGGTTGCTGCAAATGCAAACGTATACCCAACAGGAGTCCAAGGAACAGGGTTCGTTGGAGCTGTTGCGGTCCAGGCCAATGCCGATGTTCCTGTCACAGGAGTGCAGGGAACAGGATTCATTGGCGATGTTGCCGTCACAGGGTCTTCTAATGTCTATCCAATCGGCGTCCAGGGAATCGGGGCCATTGGAAATGTTGCACTGCAGGGAGACGCAAATGTCCCTGTCACTGGAGTCTCAGCGACAGGATTCATCGGTCAGGCTCAGGTCACCGGCAGCACTGTTGTGCCCGTCACCGGGGTCCAAGGCACCGGAGCCGTCGGAAACGTCGCAACTAGTGGATCGG